CTTGCCATCGCCCTTCATCTGTGCGCCAAACTTGCCATTCTGATTCTGCACAAAGCGACTGCTAGGAGTTTTGCGACCCATAGTTTCATAGATTGCTCCAGCTGCGGTTTTGTTAAACACACGAGCAAGCGATCTAAAGCCTCTACGATTTGGCTTTGATGGTGAAGTCTTATAACCGATTCCAGCCTTAACCTGACGAGCAGAGTAAGCAGGGAACCTAGCCTGAGAGTTATCTCGAGGCAGCCAGCCGCTTAGGACTGATCCGTCATCTGGCAGATAACCTTTAGCAGTCTTAGTGATTGGCTTTAAGGCTCCAGCGATTTCCTTCTGAGTTTCTTTACCCAGATCAGGAGCAAACTTACGTAAGGCTTTGCGGAGTTCAACGCCGCCCTTTACGCTTGCTGGCATCGTCTACCTCCTTCGCTTCATCCTTGAGACCTTGCAGAAGTGCATCTAGCATGGTCTTATCTAGTTCTAACAGTTGCTGTGGCGCGATCCCCAACCTAATGCTCAAGCGAGCGATTAAGTAGGTGAATGGTTGATCGCGCTTTAAGCTAAAGGGTTTGAGTCAAGCACCTCAACACTTTTAAGTGTCTCAATGAAGTCCATCCCAAAAGGCTTAACAGTTTCACCTGACCTGCGTGTTACTTCCCATGCTAGCCAATAGACATCGCTCTGCTTTTCTTCATCGCGGAACGCCTTGTGGAAGCCCTTTTTAGCGTATTGCTCAAACGAATACTCCACTGCTGGAGTGATCTCGCCTTCTAATACGCTTCCATCTAGTCGAACTATCTTTAGTCTTGCCATGGTTTGCCCCTTTGTTTAGTTGTTTAGAATGTGCCTGTAGTGGCTACTGCGATTGTTGAATTACATGTAAATGTAATGCTCTGCACACCAATATCAGCAACAGCACCATTGATGTCTGTTGTGTTATTGACAAGGATTGAAACAGTATAGAGAGGGTTAGTCGCTGATACTGCTGTTCCCTTCGTTTGTAGGAATACAGCTGTGACTGTTGTTCCCCATGCTGCCTGTAGTGTTGCCAATACGTTTGCTGCTGCTGTGTCGTTTAGGAAGTCAATAGTCACTGTTGATGACTCAAGACCCTTTACAAACTTGTGTGAACTGTCACCCATTGCAGTGACTTCTAGTTCATCGAATACGCGGTTGATCGTTACTGCTGTGACGTGGTCTGAAAGATCAACAGAGTTAATCTTCACGCCCACATTGTTATTTAGAAATACAGCCATGAGATTATTCCTCTTCTTTCTTAGTTACTGGCTTTGGTGCTGGTGTGCTAACCTGCCCGATTTTCTTCAGGAAGGCTTCGTTTTCTTTTTCCCACTCGGACATATTAACTCCAACTCGTTAGGATACTGACTGACATCTCGCAGCTGAGTAGGTCTCCCGATCCAGCGTTAAGAATACTTGGTGCGCTTACTGCGCTCACATTATACGTTAAAGATGATGCTGCTAACTTAGCGAACACGCCACAAACAAAATCTTCTATGCCGTTAAGGTTTCCCTCGTTATCGAATAACGGAGCAACGATCAGCAGCTTGAAAGATGCCATAGGGCTAATACCAATATGCTGATTATTAGTAGGTGTTATATATGGATCATCCGGTGAAACGATTACAGAGTTAGCCAGCACGACAGATGGAGGAAAGGCAAAGACTTGATATTTATTATTATCTACTAGCGCAGTGGCTAAAGTAGTCCGGAGGGTTGTTATCGCTACTGGAGGCATTAGCCCACCATTGAGCGTGGATCTAGTGCGTGCGCTATCAAACCTCGCACCTTAGCGAGAAGCTGTGCGCTCATTCGGTAAGGGCTTGGCTGGAAATCGACAGCGTTACTGCCTGAAAGGGTGGCTGTACGCGCTTGCCAGATCTCAACAGATATCATCAAAGCTGCTTGCTGGACTGCTGTGTCTGTTGTCCAGTCTGTGTAAGTCTCAGCTGTTACTGTGCCAAATGGCTCAATAGGATGCTTAGGTTGTACGACTGTGTGAGTCGTAGGCACTGAGATTGAATAAGCACCGACACTAGCAATAGTTTTAGATCCATTGTATTTAGTACCGGAATTAGAGATAGTTACAGTCTGTCCGACATAGAAGATATCTGTGACAGGAATGTCAAAGTAAAGAGTGCCTTCGCTTACGATGTTGCTGTGCGCTACTGCGAACCATTTAGGAGCCCAAAGCATTGGAAGTAGGACTGCATCAGATGCATCGCATACTTCCTGAAGGACGGCATCTGTATACAAAGTACCGACTCCGAGGGTTGTGCGGAGTTCTGAAACTGTTGTAAGTGCCATGATGTCCTTTCTAAAGACTCAGGGGAGTAGAGGGCTACTACTCCCCTGAGTGACTTAAGTGTGGCTTACGCCTTGTTGTTCTTGAACGCGCCTGCTCCGACCTTAGTTGCAATCGCACCAAAGCCGTAGTAGCCGATAGTTACCTGTCCTGCTGCTGTAGATTCTGCGCGTAGGCGGTAGGTAGGGCTCTCATACCATGTGTATGCATCTGGGTTTACGACAAGGATTGTTCCATCGCCATCGCCAGCGTTTGTTGGATCAACATAGAGGTTAAGTCCTGCAACATTACCTGTTAGTGATGTTGGTGCTACTTGACCACCTGCGTTCATTGGCTGTGATGCTGTGTAGATTGGACGTCCTGCATCGTTTAGAGACATGATGTTAGACCATTGTCCTGTTGATACGACCATGTTGCGAGCAAATGGGTTTGGTAGTCCTGCTGTTGCTGCGTATACAGAAGCTGATCCGCGAGCGACAATTCCTAGCAATTCTGCTGCTGTTGGGTATGTCACTGTTGTTGTTGCATCTGCTGTTGCGCCTGCAATGAGTGCAGCGTTTACTGCTGCGTTTGTTGTCTTTGCGTAAGCAGCAGCCATGTTGCGTACTAGCTCATCAAAGAATGCTGGAGAAGTACGATCTAGCAATTCAACAGAGAATGTCTGCTGTCCTGCATACTTCTTGACTGATACTGATAGGAATGCTGCATTCTGATCAGTGTCTGAGAATGCTGCGCCTTCGTTTGTCTCTGCAACAGTTGGCATCTGTGTGATCTTTGGGATCTCAAATGTCATACCTGCATCTGGCAATACTCCACGAGAGATTGCGTCAATGCTTGGACGGATTGTTGTACCTAGTGGGTTGATGATTTCAGATAGTTGGCGTGTTGGTACTAGACCAGCGTTGTCTGTTGTGTCATCTGCTGCTAATAGGTATTGACGAGCTGACTCATCACCTAGTGCTGCACGGATTGTGTTTTCTGCATACTTAGCCGCTGTAACTTCGATACGTGGCTTTGTAAAGTATGCTGCTGAAACAGTTGGGCGAGCAGCTTCAACCGCTGGTGCTTCAACTGGTGTTGCTTCGACTGCTGGAGTGGTGTTTTCCACGGTGGCTGTCTCGCTTTCTGTTGGTTGGATTGGTTCTTCTACAGCAGATTCTTCTGCTGCAATATCAGTAACCTGAGCAGACTTAAATGCTGGCTCGGTTACTAAACTTACTTCGACCAAGCGAGCAGCGGATACATAAGTCACGCCGTCCTTGATCTTTGACTTCAGGACTTCTGCCCCAATACTCAAGCCTGACTGCAATCCTTCTTCTGCAAGGATTAAAGCTTCTGTACCGCGCTGTGAGCGACTGATAGAGAAGACTGCATCTATTGAGTTATCTGATTCGCTGAATGAGACCATGCGACCTAAAGGCTTCTTGGTGTCATGCTGGCTTAGCAGTTTGATTGACTTAGGATCTTCGATAGCGATAGATCCAGAAGCAAAGATAACCTTGCCCATGTTTGTCGATCCTGCTTCAACGTTAAGAGGCACAATCTTGCCTGATACTGTGCGACTTGCTGAGTCTGCTGTTAGATCAGCTGAGAAGGTAATTACTTGGTTCATTCTAGACCTTGGCTTCCGTTAGGTGTTAGATCAGTCATCTCCATAGCCTGCTCCTGTGTGATTAGGTTTAGGGATAGAAGTTTTTCAATTACTGCTAGTTCAGCGAGTGGATCAGTGCGGAGGAAGTTCTTGTCAATGTCAAACTTAACAATGTTTCCACGAGCAGTGATGTCATCCATAGATAGACGATCTTCAATCGCGCTAATAAATGGTTGCAAAGATAGTGACAAGAATTGCTTACGCTCATCTTGAACGTTGGCATAAGTCATTGAGTTATTCATTTCTGCTGAGACATAGTAAGCAGGTACGTTGCATAGACGTGCGATCTCAGTGGCAAGATTCTGAATAGCCTCGTTATACATCATGTCTTTAGGAGAGAATGACACTGGGTTGTATTCAAGAGTAGAAGTTAAGTAGGCAGTGCTGCGATTATTGCGAGCATTCTTCCATGATGCTAATAACCCTTGAACTTCTTTAGGATCTAGATCAGCACCGGTATTTTTAATATAGCCAGTAGCCATTGGAGTAGATGCAGCGATAGTAGCTGCTTTCTGTACGTCAATAGCAGCACGAATTGTTTGGATACCTGTGTTTAGGATTCCAGGAAGCAAAGACTGGAAAGTTACAAGAGATCCAAGTCCGTCCATTGGCAAAGTCATGCCATCGACTGCATAAGACTTAACAAAAGTGTTAGTGCTATCTAGTGTGATAGTTACTCGGTTATTTGCAATCCACTCAAAGCGAGAAGGACGTCCATCTTCCTGATAGACCTCAACTACTTTCCAGAATGACTGTCCATATAGAAGTAATGATTCAACTGTGTATGCGATAGTTACAGATCGTGGCTGTGAATAAGTAGGTTGCTCTAACCATGCAGGTGAGCCAAGTTCTTCATTAGTAGATTTCTTGTAAAGCTCTAAAGGAATTGCTCCGATAGTGCCAGACAAAAGATTGCGGCATCTTTGTAATGCAGGAACGCTGAGAGCATCTTCTCTACTTACGTATGCATATTGGAAAGGCATCGCATAAGGTGAATACTCACCAAGAACTTGAGGTGCTGCTTGAGCCTCTAGTAAAGGCTTAGACTCAAGACCGAATGCCTGCAATAATCTACCCATAGACATAAATAATAGCACTTGTCAAGATAATAGACAATGTGATAGGGCGTGTCTAAGTATATATCTGTGGCTTAGGTTGAGGGATCATTAACTTGCTAACTACCATTGCCAAGCCAATAGGAGCGGATATATCTCCAGCAGACTTACGTTTAATTATGCGCCACGCGCTGTCATTGACTTTAGCTGCGCAGTTATTCATCTGCTGGATAAACTCAGCCTGTCCATTGTGGACGACTCTGTGATTGTTTAAGCCTTCTGCTAGATCGCCACAGGCTTTATAGAATTGCTGCCCTGAGACATCCTCTGTTATGACTCCAGCGTTTTTCAATCTATCGGCTATTGTCTGAGTGGCGTACTTGTCAAAGCAGACCAAGCGAGGCTTATATATGTCGCACCAAGCCTTTATACTTGCTGCCATTTTAAGTTCATCTATAGCGACCTGAGAGCTGTAAGTCTCTAAGATCCCGATGCCAATCCTCCCATCTGGGAGTAGTTGTCCTGCGACTAATGATCCGTTCCTGCGTGAAGGACTGACATCGAAACCGAATACAGTATAAGCCCCGATAGCCATTTCAAGCGTGTTATCTGTAGTTTCCTCAAGGATGCCGTGTTGCCATGGGCTACTGAGCGAATCTATCCACTGGCAAAGAGTCTCGGTACGAGTATTCTCAATAGGCGATGTAGCAATCGCTTCCTCAATCGCTTCCTCAGTAATTGTGTACCCCAGTGAGGGGTTAGCCAAAGCCCATGCCTGCCGATCGTTTATCTTGCAATACTGTGGCGCAGAATACTCATAGAATCCAAAGGACTTTGGAGGATAATCTATAGCCCTTTCCCTGAGGTCGTTGAGAACAGTTGAGAATGCATCTCCTGCATTCGAGGTAAGAAGTGTCTGACTATTTGGGTGAGCTCTAGTAGTAGGAGTAGCTGCTCGGAATCCATCTTCTGTAATCTCGCGGATCTCATCAATGTAAAGGAGCCCATTGACACTTCTTCCACGAGATCCGTCTCGAGTAGCTGCAACGACATCGAGGCGCGCTCCAGAGAGCATCTCAATAGACTCCGTTCCGTTGGCATGTCTGATCTGTTTAACGAATCCTTTGAGGTGGTCATTATTCTCCAATAGGGTAGTGATTTGCCGGAAGGTATCTAGTGCCATGCTTCTGTTCGAGGACATGATTAGAACGTTGGTATTCCACTTGATTAAGTGGGCAAGGATTAACATACGCGCTAAGTGAGTCTTGCCATTCTGTCGAGCCACGAGAATGAGGTTTGTCTTGCGAACCCAGTTGCCTTTTTTGTCCACAGTAAGCATGTCCTTAAGCACAAACTCCTGCCAAGGCATGAGAGGAATCTTTACAATCTCGCAGAGGTCTTTGACATCTTGCAGCTTGTTTTGACCCTTGAGAAGTGGGCTGTGAAGCCTTGGCTTGGTTGCCCCTCGTAGGGCTTTGGGCTTTCTGGGCTTAGTTGTCATTGACTCGGATCAGGTCGGGTCTTAAAAGGACTGTCCAGCATCGGTTCGGACTGCATCGGGGAGATATAGTCGAT